ACATCTCTGGTACAACACAAATATTAGCGTTCAGGAACCGGAACTCATATGAAGAATCAACATACAATGTGAACTATGAGCCTGAATCCAACATGGATATCACCAGAGTTAAAGTTCTGATCAACTATGCAACACTATTCTTCGAACAGAACCCAGATATCACTAGAAGAGTACTGAATACCATGAGTCTGTCAGACTGGATCACAGTGATCAACATGAGAACTGTGTCTGTAGCTGCCAAGAAAAGACTCATGATGCTCCTGTATGGTGTAGATCTCATCAGTTCGGAGGAACTGATATCAATGTTGATGACAACCAAAATGATTCTCGCTAGAACACTCAGTGAGTATAATGAAGATGAGAAGCAAGAAGGTGTCTATGAGTACTCAATGGGCAAGTCACTTATGGAGGTTAGGATAAGTCTGGATGGAAGAGTCAGCCTGCTGCAGTCATCTAACATGCCCTCCAATGTTCGGTATCTCCTGATCAAGAAGATCATGAGAGACATCAAAATTGATATAACCAGAAAGGATGTGCCAGGGAACTACAGCTATTTGCCTGATGTAGAGACCTGTGTGCCAACAAACAATGGCAACCTGTTCATCAGGACTATGTTCAGGCAGAGAGACATATTGTCATACTCCACCATTGTTAAGGTCAATCCCATAGAGAACACCATCGGCCTGTATCTAGATGACAAATTGAGTTTTAGAGCGCAGATGGTCATCATCCCAGTTGGAACAGCTTGGTATCCTGATTTCCTAGAGAATGAGCCTCTCTTTGGAATACCAGTAAGACTATGGTCAGGCTACAATCTATTCGAGATGGGAGAAGTCATGAACAAAGCCAAGAGTTACTCAAAGGAGATTCTCAAGCACAAAGATAAGTCAACAATCCCTAAGATAGTTGTAACTAAACAGCAATACAACTTCCTTGATAGAACATGTCTTCTGGAGGAGAGATCCATACTGGGATACATCGGGGAAAAGCCTAAGCCAGAGGGTTTCAGTGATGATGAATGGGATCACCTGGATGACATTGAAGATGCAGAAGTGGAAGACATGCTAACAGAAGTGGTAGAATTGGCAAAGACATCCACAATAGAACTATTCGCAGGATTGGACATGGAGTACTCAGGTGGTCTTGATGACTTACTGGAAGATGTCAAGCTAGAAGACTTCATGCAATCTCACAGGGTGGAAAATCCGACCCTGAAGATATC